CTGTTGAGTAAAGTCAGCGGGTCGAAGCGTCGTCGTCTGATGCCCCTTTAGCTGGCAATCGGAGAATATCCGTATCAGTGACAAAGGTATGCAGCAGAATACGAAAATATCCGCATCTGAGCCGCCACGGCTAAATTTGAATGACCCAGAAAGTGTTGGCACAATGGACGACTTTACTTCAACGCGCAGCACACGCTTGGACGGCAGCGTCACATGCAGATCACAGGTGCCATTTATGTGGGCGATTTCCAAGCCATTTATCATTTGCAGCTTGTAAGCCGCCATGAACTCGCCAGCGCGGCCAATGCTTGTGTGATCGTGTGGTCGGTATTTATTATGCTGCACACCGCTCAACTTAAATTGAGTTAAAATAAATCCCGACCACACCTCATAATAGCGCCGCGCCTAAGTGTCGGCAAGCCACTTGTAAATCATATTCGTCTGCTTCTCACGATCCGACAATCCGTGCGTGCCGCCGTTTACGCGCTTGGTGACTTTGCGGATGACCTCATCGGTCACTCCCTGATCGGCAATGTCAAACAGCTTATTGGATTTGAAGAACCACAGCGCAGTGTCAAACGCATATTCTTCCTCCGCCAAGTCTGGATTATCCAAGACGATGTTAAGGTCCATGTCCTTGGCAAAGAGTGAATAGTTATCCTTGCCGGTAAGTTGCAGGAAGCCACGGCCACGCCACTTGTAGCCCTCGCCATCATTGCCCATACGCCCGCCGTATACCTTATCCGCGAGATCCTTGGGGTTCTTGGCGTATGGTTCTGCGTCAGCTACTGTTTTGAAACGTGACGGCCAAACAGCTTGGATGCGCTCCGGTGTCGAATAATACAGCCCTTCGCTTACACGTTTGAACCCTGCGCTTTCGTGGTGAGACTGACCCAAGATGTGAGCGCCACGTTTGGGCGATAGACCATAGTGCTTGCAGATTGCACGCGCGGTGTTTGGGCCGAAGGCTCCGTCAGCACCGACGCCGACTTTCTCCTGAAGCCGCTTCATTGCGTTGCTCATATCATTTCCTTCCAAAAAACTTAGTGGCCGATCTCACGGCAAAGCTGCTGGCGACAATAACGCCCAATGTGTATTGATACCATTCGGGCATGGTGGACAGCGCGTCAAAGCCGTCAGCCACAGTTTTACGCCCCCACTCGCCGCAGAACGACAAAACCAATGGTATGCTGAACAGTATGACGAGAAATTCATCTTTCCAACTGTTCTGAGTACCTTGCGCCATTATGCGCTCCCAGTCAGCCTCGGACGTTGCAGCGGACAACATGATCTTTGCTTTAGCGTCGGCCTCGGACACCTTCATTCGCGTCTCAGCGGCCTTGGTTTCGACCTTAGACGACAGCCATGTGCTTGCGAGTGACCCCAGCGGACCTAGTAGTGCTTGAAACATCATTTCTTAGCCTCCATTGCATTGAACCCAAAGTAAGCAGCAACGACACCTGACGCAGCAACAACATACACTGTGGCGATGTCGGCGATCAAGTTAGCCGCAGTCTCTAAGCCAAGAGCAGACGCCAATACGATAGCAAACGGATACAGCAGCATGCCAGCAGCGCAGGCTGTGGTCAGGCGGCGCTGCGTGTCGCGCTTAGCGTCGTTGTCATTCATCTCTCGCCAACGATCCTCAAGGGCCAGCTTTTGCCACTCAACCTCGTCAATCTTTCCGTTTTTGTTCAGGTCAGCCTTCTCAAACTGTGTCATGTTTAACTCCTTTATTTTGGTATAATCTCGAAACAATAAACTGATGTTGTGCTGTTCTTAACTAAAACCATCGCCTCTTGTCTGGCATTGACGCAATCATCTTGCGTAGTGTGCTGACCAAGCACGTAATGATCGAGGTTGTTATTGGAGAACATAAACCAAACAAGAAACCACATCACAACTTCCCCTGATAGCGAGCAAAATAATACAGCGCAGTAGCAGCACCGCCGGCTGCGGCAATGAAGACAGCAGCACCAATAACGAAGTTGATAGCGTTGTCTATGAACTCCTGTTTTTTGTACGCCTCTTCCTTGCGGATGCGTCGCATCTCTGCCTCAATAGACAAAACCTCTTCCCACGCTGACGGGCCATACGTCCATGATATATGGTCTTTGATCTGCTTTCGCATCTCTTGCATTTTCTTCTTTTGCGCAAATATCTCAATGGCGTTCGCAGAGTTATCGGTCATCATCTTATAGAAGGGCGGGTTCTTGGCTTTGTCTTCAGCATATTGAAAGTCAGAAAACGCTGACCCCCATTTTGCCAATGTGCCAGACATCTCTTGAATATCTTTACCGGCGCTAATACCTTGCTTCAGAATATTAAAAGCAGAGGTCGCCAATCCGACCGCTGTGATTGGATCAATCATTTTTCCATCAGGCGGTCGATCTTTTCTTCCAGCCTATCAAATTTACTCATGATTTGCGTCAGCACTTGGTTGCTGTCAGATTTGGTCACATATTCCTTGGCCATCTCTTCCCTCGTCCTATTCAAAAGCGTCCGCAGACGCGCCAACTCATCCTGCTGACCTTTCGCCCACCACGCAATGAAGCCAAGGGCAGCGGTCAATCCGACACTCCAAAGAGAAGCCATCTCCATTATAAGACAGCTTTGACGTTGATGTTGATAATCTTAATCAGGCGCATGTGTGGTCCTCATGGATTTAAGGTGTGAACTTTTTTACAGATTAGCACACACAAGGCGCTTGCGCTAGTTGAACACACCTGTTAACACCGTGCTAACGATGGAGAGTGTAATGGATAAATTGAAGCAAATCGGGCCGCGTATTCGTCAGGATGTCTACGACGCGCTGCACGCATACAGCGATGGCAGTCGCATGAGCATGTCGCTCATCGTCGAGCTGGCGTTGAAAGAATATCTCATGACAGAAAGGGAAACGCCAGATGATAATCGGGATTGATTGCGGATACCGCACCGGCGGCGTAGCCCTAGTTGGCAACGACTGGGCGGAAGTGCACGACCTCCCGACGTACAGCGAGGGCGGCGTTGACGTTCTGGCGCTGATGGACATCATTAAGTCCGTCGAGAAAGTGGATCACATATATATTGAGCGTCAGCAGGCAATGCCTCGCCAAGGGGTCGTCTCAACATTCAAACTGGGTTTTGGCTATGGTCAAATCAGCAGCACCTGCGCACTGTCACGTATGCCGTTCTCAGTGGTAAGTCCAGCGAAGTGGAAGCGGGATCTGGCGTTGCCAAAGGATAAAGACGCGGCTCGTCGCCTTGCCCAGCAATGGTTTCCGGCGCTAAGTGAGCAACTCAAACTGAAGAAGCACGAGCACCGCGCCGAGGCGCTGCTCATTGCCAAGTGGGGAAAAGGGGACAGGTAATGCCAGTTAAGCAAGACATATCCAACGAGGAATATCACCTCGACCCAGCGCTCAGCGCTTCCGGCGCAAAGACGATTGCGTTGCAGTCACTGGCGCACTTCAAATACGCTAAGCGCAAGGCGTCTACGGCGTTTGACGTTGGCACAGCGGCGCACACGCTGGTTCTTGAGCCGCATCTCAGTGGCAGCGTTTGGTGCGGACCGGAGACACGCCGTGGAGGCGCGTGGAAAGACCAGTACGCGGCAGCGGCTGAAGAGGGTGCAATCCTGTTGACAGAAGGCGACTACCAAGTCGCAGTCGATATGGCGAACGCTGTGAGATCGAACGCTGCGGCAATGGAGCTGCTTGGCGGCGACCTTCTGGTCGAGCAGAGCATATTCTCACACGACGCGGCGACCGGCGTTGACATGCGCTGCCGCCCCGACGGATGGCGCAAAGACATTGCCGCCGTGATAGATCTGAAGACGACAATTGATAGCTCGCCAATTGGGTTTTCGAAGCAGGCGGCCAATTTTGGCTATCACTTGCAGGACCAATTTTATCGTCGCTGCATGCTCAACGATGGGCATGAAGTCGACCGGTTTATCTTTATTGCCGTGGGTAAGGACGCACCTTATCCGGTCGGCGTATACGAATTGGACTACCATTCGCTCGAAGAAGGGGCGGCTGGTGTGCAATATGCCTTGGAAAAATATTCCAGTGCATTAAAGACGAACGTCTGGGACTACGGTTATGGCGAGTTGCAAACTCTCCAGATACCGCCCTATTCGTTCAAATTCACTCAGGCAACATAGGTCAGGAGACACACATGCCAATTTCATTCGGATCAAACGACAGCTCAGGCGCAAGCAACTACATTCGCGCCAACCTCCCGCAAAATCGCTGGTGGGCCAAGACAGATGCAGGCGATGAGAACATCGACATGGATCGCGGCTTCGCGATCGACATCAAGAACGTGGTGTTTGGCTGGCTACACATCGACGTGGGTGTTCGCGACTGGCAGCCTTGGCCAAGCACTTCGCAGGGCACTCCACGTCCAAGCGAGAACCACAAGAACGGCTTTGAAGTAGCCTGCTGGCTATCTGATGGCCGTGAGGCGACATTTAGCGGCAACTCATACGGCTTGGGCCAGTTTATTGCGAAGCTGTACAACAAGGCTGAGACGATGCCAGAGTTTGCACAGGGTAAGGTTCCTGTAGTGCAGATCACGTCATCGACACCTGTCGTCATCGGCAAGGGCACCAGCTACGACGTTGGATTTGCGATTTCATCGTGGATCGACGCACCGGCTGCTGGCGCTGAGCCTGCACCGGCACCTGTCGCAGAGGCTGCACCAGTTGCAGCGGCACCGGCGGACAACAACTTCGGCTTCTAAGGCAACTGGGGGGCGCACGCTGCGCCCCTTAAACAAACAAGAAAAAGGGGAAAAAGGTGTCCGAAGCATACTTCAAAAAGGTTTTAGATGGTGCGGTTGATGATGTAACCGCGTCAATGTCTGGCGGTAGAAACGAGAACCTGAACAAGGCGGCGTTCTCGATTGGTCGTCACGCCCACTTGTCGCCGGCAAACATAGACA